AATATTTTCACCCTCTGATTTGACTGTTAAAACTTAATATGTTAATGGGACACTAATTCTTAAAATGGAAGGTCGTCTTCATCATCTTTGCTTGACTGATAAGGAGGGGGAGCAGAATTACTTGACTTAGATTGCTCATTAGGTTTAGACGCTTCATCTTTTTGAGGTGTTCCAAAGTTATCTACTACTTTGTTAAGTAGATCAATATAAAATTTATTTGTAGGTGAAGCATCCCACTTGACTTCTTTATCTCCAAATTCATCTTCTACTTCTTCACTTTTCCATTTAGGAAGTTCACCGAAAGTAAAGTTTGATTTGACAAGTTTTCCATTACTGTCTAAAACTATAATATTTCTATAAAGTCTTCCATTTTTATCTTCGTTTTTACTGTTGACGAACATCGTAACTGTATCTCCTTTTTTTAAGTTTTCTAGGGCTCCGATTACAGAGTTAAAATACTGATTGGTGGTCTTTACAGAACTTCCTGTGCTCATAATAGGTATTTCTAAAGAATAGCTTTCGTTTTCACCACCTACTATTAGGGATAGGACTTTACCTTGATACTTGTCGTTTTTTAGAGCTACATAGTTTAAACGACCTTCAATACTTAAAGTTCTATGATACCTAACTAAAGTTTCATCTTTGTTTTGAGGATTAGGGAACTCATTCTTTTCCCAACCTTCGCCTTTATCTTCTTTAGAAGAAATATAGAAAGTACCCTTTTTAATCTTTACTTCCATTAAATTGTTATCTGCCATTATTATAGTTTTATTATTTGTTGTAAATATACGAATTTATTTTAGATTTAACAAGTAATCTACAGATTCTTTTATTAAAATTGTGTTATTACCTTTTGTAAGTATAGATGTATAACCCTGTTCTGTTTCATGTGCATAAGATACTTCTTCAGTATCTATACATGCCTTTCTTTCTGTGAAAATGAAATCATCATCTTGAAATTCAATTATCCTAAACTCTATTTCTGGTTCTTTATGGAGAAATTCTTCCTCTTCATCTACTTTTCCAATAATTCTATCTATTTCTCTTTGTCTGAGTTTTTCCTCTCTTTTTTCTTTTTCTTCTGCCGTTAGTTCGACATCGTCAGATAAACTTTCGTTTAATTTTGCTTCTCCTGTTTCAGAATATTTAGAATCTATATATGTAATTGGTATAAGCATTATTTTTTCTTTTTGATTTTCTTAATTTTACCATTTTCTGTTCTTGCAAACTTATGCATAGATGTTTCTCTGGAAGGTATTTCTGTACCATAATATGTTTTGTCTCCCCACTTCCAGCTAACTCTTTTTCCTGCCATTTTAAAAGTCTTTTAATTTAATGTCATTCTCTTCTATAAATAATTCTAACTCTGCTAATACATTCCAAGCTTTATGGAATATATGAGGTAAACCACTATCATTTAGTTTTTCTTTGTCTATAGAGTGTCGCAAAGAAGCATCTGCATAGGTTTGACTACCACCGTATACTCTTTTAAAGTTTAGCCAATCCGAGTCAGCATCTTTATACTGTTTTGAATGTCCATAGAGACTGCATTTAGAAACAGCCTGTATCGCTTTAGGAAACTGTGTAAACATAACTTTATCTAAAGGTAGTTTGCCTTCGTTGTGTTTTACCCCTTTTTCTTCTGTTTTTTGGTTAAGCCTTTTTGGACGATCGTCCCCCCATCCATCTGTTATGACAGTTGCTGTCTCGTAAAAATCATATTGTTCCTCTTCTTCTGGTAAATAGTCCATATAACTATCAATAAAAGAAAATATTTCATCTGCATCTTCTTCTACATCAAAACCTTTGTCACAAATACAAAGTGGTTTAGCTTTTTTATCTAGAGTTTCTATTTCCAGCCCTTTAAAAGATCCTCTAACAGTACTAGTAGCATATCCTATATCTTTCATATATCCTAAAAGACCTCTTAACTTTATTTCTTCTCCTCTTACGTGTATTTTCATCTTTCTAAAAAATCTGTTACTTTTTTAATAATTGGGTTTCTGTGATTTGCTTTCAGTGTATGATAACCTACAATACCGCTGTCTTCTAATTTCATTGTAGCAAATATACAACTTTTGCTATTGATGCTTCTGTGGATTTGTTCTTTTGACCCACAAAAAATAATTTTACTGTCTCTACCCAACCGTGAAAGCATCATCCTAAAATCTTCGTAATTTAAATCTTCATACTCATCAATAATAACTACAGCATCCGTGTAAGTAATACCCTTAGCAAAATCTACAGGAAGTATTTCTATATCTTTGTTATCCATCATTTTCTGTGTAGAAGACGCTGCTTGTAACATATTGAAGTTGTGTACTATGGGTGCAATGTAAGGATTGAGTTTTTCTGAAATATCTCCTGGAAGAAGTCCTACTGAATTTTTAGTAATAGGTCTTGCTATGATTATTTTATTGCACATCTTTTTTCTAAAAAATGATAAAGCTAGATAGCATGATAAAAGAGTTTTTCCGCTGCCAAAATCTCCATGAAAAAAATTTACATCGTATTCATAAAAGTCGGCTGCTGCTTCTTTTTGTTCTTCATTAAGTTGCAGTTTGAATCTTGGTTCGCTTTTCAATTTTCTTTTTTCTTTGTTTTCTTTTGTAGACATTTTATATATTTTGGGGCTGACCCAAATATACGAAAAATATATAATGTAAAGAAATAAATTAAACTTTTATGACAGATCTTTTTTAAAGAATTTATTCAGTATGTTTTCATTCCAATAAAGGTCGTTTTCTATTACACCTCTTGTAAACTGTTCTTTTAACTCAAAGTATGTAGCTTGCTTCTTTGTTCTACAAAAATATAATATTTCTTTTTTGTAACTCATACCTTTTTTAATTTCTTTATTGAGCGGTATGCAAGATCCTGTGTAACCTTCCCATTTATTACCCTTAACTACTATTTTTTTAAATCGCCATACAATATTACCTTTCTTACTTTTAGCTTTGTTTTTGGTTTTGGTAACGGCTTCCCCTTCTTTTTTTAATTTCCTATAAGCTTTCTCTGAAATCTCAACTTTACGGGTAGACATTATCTGTTTCTTACCTACGTATTTCCTTCCGTTAATGTCTGTTATAAGATAAACAAAGTGTTCAACTCCTTCAGGTATGTCATCCAGAGTTGAAACTTTTTTACCCTTATGTGTCCATTCTACTGTTCGTCCTGCGGCCATCCGTAAAACCCTTGTTCTTCTCTGATTATATAATGGGGTATGTCGTCTACAGTCAAAGTTAAGTCTGACATCTGTGCCAAAGACTTCTTAACTAAAATTATATCCCCTTCTTTAGTTTGCATTTCATAGTCTTTACTGTTTTCACCTACAGTCACGACCTCAGCTTTTCTGAAAAAAGAGTTTTCTGTTATTTCAGTAGGCATATAAATACCTGACTTTGTTTTCTGTATTTCTTCATCTAGAAGTTTTACTAGAATGTATCCTCTTTTTTGCTTTGGTGGTCTTTGTAATCTCATATTAATTCTCTGTTTTAATGGTTTCTATTTTTTCTATTAACTCTTGCAGTAGATCAGGGTTGTCTTTTAACACTGGAACTAAATTATCTATACCTTGCGATATAGACGAGCCGTTGTATTTCAACCAGCTTCCCGCTTTTTCTATAATTCCTAGTCTTACTGCTGAAGATGCTACATCGGATTCTATAGTAAAGCCCTCTCCGTAAGTAAACTCTACAGAAACTTCTCTGTTTACTTTGCCTACTTTGTTTTTAGTGCACTTAATTCTAATTAAATTACCCTCAATAGTTTCCTTTTTATTACTAAGTTTTTCTTCCTCTTTAGACTTCTTTTTTGTTGATTTAAATAGCTCTAAAGTCATTGAGCTATTATGGTGTAAAGATCTTCCACCAGGAATAACTGTGTCTGGTGAATATTTGTTCGCTTTGTTCATATTGTCTCGAACTTGAGATAATATAACTAGTGTGGTGTCATACTGATTACAAAGACCTACAATTATAGGTAATTGTGAAGATAAAACTATAGCTCTGTTTGCCATTGTTCTCTCTTCTGCTGTTTTTTGCATCTGTTCTCCACTAGCACTGTTGTTTATAGAATCCACCACAATAACATCAAAGTTAGGAATTTGTTCTCGAATTATATTACACATTTCCTCTGTTGTTGTTGGAATGACATGTGAAAATTTATGGGGTGTAGACCCCAATGACTCTAAATAATCCGTTGTTAATGTCATTTCAGTATCTACATACAAAATCTTCTTACCTAATTTTTCTACTATCTGTATAGTCAAAGAGGATTTACCTGCAGAGGGTTCTCCTGCAATAAGTATCAGTCTTCCTTTTGGAACTCCCCCATCCGTTACAAAATCTATAGAAGGTCTACCTGTCTTTTTTTTCTTTGGAAACCTAGGGTTTTCTCCTAAATTTACAATGCCTCCCCCCTTGTATAATGAGTTAAAAGACTCTAATGCTTCGTTTATTTCTTCTGACATATAGTTATTTTTGTTGTATTGAACTTAATCTTGACGCTATAGCATTTAATATTTGTTGTGTAGAATTTAGTATTATTCTAACTCTTTCTTTTTCTTCTTCACTAAACTCATCTTTTAATAATAGGCTTCTTACCTGTCTGTATCTCTTTAAGTTCGCCAAAAGCTTCTTTGGCCAATGTTTTTGCATTCTTTATCCTTGAGTCTAAAGCCATAAATTAATTTTTTGTAAAGGTACTAAAAGTATTTTGTTATTTATAGTAAATCTCTAATTGATTCAGGAAAAACGTTTTTATTAATCTCAGGGTTTTCTACTATAGTTCTCTTAGCCCATTTTAATTCATTCTCTCGATCCATTCTGTGTGCAAAATAGTCTGAAATAATCATCGGCTTCACTTCATTTAATCTATTAATTGTACACTTATTACAGCAAGCTATTTTTTTAATATAATTATTTACAAATTCTTCTGTTATCCTGTCATCATCTAAATCGAAATTATCATAACTATCCCCAGCAACAAAGTTTATACTATAATAGCCATTGCGGTCTGTTTCAGTGCTCTTAAAAACAAGTATACCTTTTTCTATTTGTTCCCAGCCTAATTCTTTAGCTATCTCTATAAATTTACTCATGACTGTTCAGTATTTTTTAGTTCTTCCAGTCGATCCTGAATTACCTCTTTAAACAATTTAT